AATGTTGGTAATCCCATGGGTTTCTATACTTCTTGGCCATTAACCACTTTATGTCATCACTTCTTAATTTATGTTTGCTGCCAAGAAATTGGTATCTCTTGGAGATCAGCTAAATATAAATTACTTGGTGATGATATTGTCATTTACGATGACAGACTGGCGGAGAAGTATCAGGAAATAATTTCCCTTATTGGGATGGAAATTCAGATGCAAAAGTCTCATATAGGTAAATCACTATTTGAGTTTGCAAAACGAATTTTTACTCCACTAGGTGAATTATCTCCATTCTCTATTAAAGGAGCATTAAGTGGATCCAAATCTTATTTTGGATTCTTTGATTTACTTAATGATTCTTATAATAAAGGATGGATTCCTGTTACAACTTGGCTAGAAGCTGCCCTCACATTCTATAATATTTATCCTTTTAGGTACAGACGAAGGTCTATGCTCAAGAGGATGTATAAAATAGAATATTCGTATCTTCTATTCAAACGACTGATGGGATATGACGAGTCTCTGAATCTGATAAGACGGATTCAAGAGGTTCACGATTACCCCAAACTGTCTTGCAATATGGTTGACAAAGCGAAAGCAATGTTAATCAATTGCATTGTTAGAAGTTTCGAAGAGGCAGCTAGTTCTTACTACGGTGATCTACAGTTGAGACTCGAAAGAGCTCTCATGTATTTTACTGCAGAAGATCGTGACGTGGATGCGGTTTATTCCCATCCTTATGCCTTTATTTATGGTAAATATGTAGAAGAATCATATTTATCACAAATGAAGCGTGCGTATGATTTTGATGTTCTTTATGGTGGGGAATGGTTACCCTACTTTAGAACCTTAAAATCAGCAGACGCTAACTTAATTTTTAGTAATAGAAATTATGTTAAGCATACGTCATCCAATCCAATACTTTTAAGAAAGTTACTGGAGAGTTGTAAAGAACTTGCAAGTTCTCCATATTTGTCGTAACCGTTGGAACAGAAAAGTCCTGTGTTCCAGGGTAACAACTGGACGAGGC